AGGTGTAAAATATTATCATGATTTGGAACAACGGATTCCATATAAAGAAATTCAAGCTACAGAAAAATACCTTAATAAACTATTAAAAGCGTATGATCCGAAACTTCACATGATTATTTGTGGTTCTTATCGTCGTAAAAAAGAAACTTCAGGTGATATAGATATATTGCTCTATCATGATGAGGTTAACGATGAAACTGATGCACATAAATCAAATTATTTGACCGAATTTTTAGAACTCCTTATATCTAAAAAGTTTATAACAGATCATCTTACAGCAATCACAAATCCCACAAAATATATGGGTTTTGGTAAATATAAAAAATACAATCGGCGCGTTGATATACGTCTTATTCCAACAAAATCAATAGGGAGTGCTATGCTTTACTTCACTGGAAGCGGGGAATTCAATAAATCTATGAGAACATATGCTCTAAAACAAGGCTATACTATAAATGAATATGGAATATATAAATTAAAGGCTGATGGGTCTAAAGGTTTCCGTATTAAAACTGGAGAAGAAGGCGATATTTTTAATGTGCTTAAATTAGAATATGTTGAACCTGAAGACCGATTACCGACATATGAGTTTACTTAAATTACAACATCGTTATTTTAATATGTTTATCATTATACAAATTAAATAAAAGTATATAGAGTTTTCCATTATCACTATAAGGGTTTTCTTTAGAACATTTTTTATCATAAGTAGTTTGCTGGAATTTAACTTTTGATTTGTCAATAAGTGACTTATCGCAGTGTCTATAATTTGGAAAATCATTCACTAAATCTATATTAACCCATCGCCCATCATCAAATACAAATTCAAATTCATCTGTTAATGCCATATATTTACCTATTTTGTAATTCATATTAAATTATTTTTTTTTTATTTTAAATAAAATAAACCTGTATAAAATTGAAATTGACTTAAAAAAATAAAGTTATAATATAAATATGAGCGTTGAAATTAAAATGATGGATTTATCCTTTTGCAGCGATGCGGCACATAATGTCGTAAATTCTGATGCTAAAGAATTTATAATAAATAGATTAAAGAAAAAGTATCAGGTTGAAATAACAAAGAAACATGCATACGTGCTCAATTCTAAATCTATTTATTTTCTTGAAAAAACTCAACATATAATCTCTATTAAATCATCTGGAACTAATTACTATTTATATTTCACCAATATAAATAATATTAATTATTGCTTTTACATTGATCGTAAAATTAAATCTGGATACACTTATCCTCGTATTATTTCTGTTAAATATGCTTTTTCTGAAACTGTCTTTGAAGATACACTGTTAGATGGTGAACTAGTCCGTGATATAAATGATAATGATGCTTGGATTTTCTTAATTACCGATATACTTATCCATAAGGGTAAAAAAATAGATTGTAATATTATTAACCGCTTCAATACACTATACGATATGCTAACACATGATTATACTAAAAATCATGATATCGATATTTGTCCTCTTATAGTTAAAAAATTATTCTTGTACAAAGATTATGATGAACTTATAACTAAATTTATTCCAAGTTTACCATACAAAACAAATGGACTTTACTTTAATTCATTAAATACCAAACATGCAAATCAATTGTATTTATTTAAAAATTCTAATAATAGAAATAATGGTAATAAATCATACAACAAACACACTAGTAACAATAGCAGCAATAGTGGTAATAGTGGTAATAGTGGCTATGATGGTAATAGCAATAGTGGTAATAGTGGTAATAGTGGTAATAGTGGTAATGGTGGTAATGGTGGTAATAGTGGTAATGGTGGTAATGGTGGTAATAGTGGTAATGGTGATAATGGTGGTAATGGTGGTAATAGTGATGATATAGTTCTAATGATTAAGCAAACTGAAAAATCTGATATTTACGATTTGTATTGTAAAAATAGCGATGAAGAACACAAATTGGGAATAGCATGTATTCAAAGTTTAAGAACGAGTAAACTAATCAGAAAATTATTTGATAGTTTTGGAGAAAAATCAACTGAACTATATATGAATTGTAAATACAACGAAAAATTTAAAAAATATGAACCATTTTCTAAATCTAATACAGATATTTTAACACAATTAAATAAATTAATCCACTAAAATAATTTATAATATATTTATAATGTATTATTGGGTATTTGCTTCATTTTATACTTTTGCCACAATTATAATATCACAATTATTAATTTCACAAAATATTAGGATTATTTTTTATTTAGCTATGATATTGTTATTTGTTTCATTAAATAATATATATTTTAGTATAACTTACTATATTAAATTACGAAATATAAAAGGAGTTAAAGGTGAAAGAGGTGATCCTGGAGAGGAAGGACAATATGGTAGTAATGGTGTTTGTTTAATGTCTAAAAATTGTGGACTTGTAAATTGTAGAGAATTAATAGTGGAAGAATTAGAAAAACATTTTCCAGAATTTAAAAAGATTAATGAAAATGTAAATAATAATTTAGAATTAAGTGCTGGTGATAAAAAGAAAAAGGTGGTAATGGAAAAATATATAAATATTTTATTACCACAATGTGAAAACTTTGAATTAGCAGATGGTAACGGAAAATCGGAGTTTGTTAAAATAATAGAGAAAACAATTAAACCTATTAAAAATTAATCTTATCTATTATTAATGTATTTTATATTTTATTTTTTAATAGTAATATTAATACTATTATTTATCCTTATACAATTCTTCAATATATTATCACAATCAACAGATAAAAATTATAAAAAATATTTTAATTTATTACTGTTTGTTATTGTACTATCAACTGTTATAGGTATAGTAATAAATGTATATTCTATTATAAAAAATCACAATAAAGTAGGTGTTATAGGAAGTAAAGGTATAGAGGGTGCACAAGGTAAATCAGGCAAAAAAGGCTATTGTAATAATAAATGTGGTCAAAAAGTGTGCTATTTAAATGTGGTTGAATATGCGAATGAAGTGTTTAGAGAGATTACTAATAAAAAAAATGATACAATTAAAAACAAATATTTTCTAAAAAAATTAAATGATATTTGCACTTCAAATGATTATTTTGAAATTTTAACACGAGAACATGAAAAAAAACCAACTGAATCAAAATTAATAGATTATATTAAAGGTATTATCAAGTTATGGATTAAATTTATTATAGAGGGAGATATTGAACATTTTCAAGATGAAATCCCTAATACAGATAATAACGGCGTTAAATTTTTAAATACAAAAAATCGTAATTTTGATTATATAGATTCTTATGAGCCAAAAGTTCTAAAGGAATTAAAAAAATATGATATTTGGAGATGGGGAGATGACACTATTGATATTCATCGTAAAAAAATAATAATTAAATCAGATACATTATCTCATCCTGAACCAGATATTGCTCCACTCTATATTATTAAATCTAATAATTACGAACCAGTTTACAATGCTAATTCTAAAACGGATGTATGGGATGTTAAAAATTGTCCTTATAATCAAATGGGAGTTAATTTAGATAATCCAGATAATCTTGAAAAATGTATACACATTAATGAAAATACCTATAAAAAATCATACAACAATACATGGAAACAAACCGAATATTTTAAACCCCCAGAATTAAGTCTTTATAATGCCAAACCTTATAGATCAGAAAATAAACAAATTTATTATCCTGTTGGTAGTGTTTGGCGAGGACAAAATAGTTATGATAAACCAAAAGGTGCGAATAATACTCCTGAATCAAGTTCTATGTGTGGTGATGGTCATGGAAAAGATAAATCGTCTAAACATACAAATCAAGGTCCAGAAAAAGAAACAATTTTAGTTTCGGGTGGCGATTTAAAAACGCCTGTAAATTACGAATTATTATGGAGTAGCAAAACAAAATGTCCTGAATGTCAAATAGAACAGGTCCAACTATTTAGACCTATTGCACCGCCTGGATATGTGTCACTTGGAGATGTGGCTGTTAAATACAATTCTACTTATAAAAGTAATAATAAAAAAACAACTGATGATTTGAATGATCTTTTACAAATAAGATGTATTCCTGAAAAATATTTGCGAAAATTAAAATTAGGTAATATGGTTTGGCGTAATAATGATTTCTATTACAATAAATATAGCAATTATTTAAACTATACGTCTAAAGTAGCCTACAAAACAAATAGACAAACCGCCGTTTCATTGTGGGATGCCGGAAATTCTAATTCAGGCGAAGAAATCCGTAATAATTATGGTGTTGAAATAGTAGAAGATGGTGGGTATAATTTATTTAGGGCAAGTCAAAGTTATAGTTTGAAACCAGAATTAGATACATATGTTCTAAATGATAAATATTTACTTATTGGTGGTGGAAAAGCGCCTAAAAAACTTAGGTTTAACTTAAATAATATTGCAAGTGATTTTGAAGAATCTATAGATAGATATAATACAAAAAAATATTTTGGTAAAAAACCACAAATGGCAATTTTAACCAATAGGGATACTGAAGAAGCTTTAAAAACATATGAAGATAATAGTGATAAATATATATCACCAACTAATATCAAAGGAAAGCCTAAGAAATTTTATTTGGTTGATGATGGTAGTCCACGTAAAGACGCAGACGCAGATAAGTATATATTAAAAACATTTAATACCGAAAAGAATGATTATTCAGCTTGCCTTTACTATAATGATAATTATGATGTTGTAATGGTCAAAAATAAATGTAGTATTAATAGTGATTCAAATAAATGGATTGTTAAATATGATGGTACTAACAAAAAACAATCAATAAAAGAAAGTATTTCTATACATCCAGCAAATTATCCAAGTAAAAAATTAATTAATTATTACGATGAAAATGGACAAAATATAAATAAATTAGTTGATGCTGATGATGCTGATGCTGCTGCTGCTGCTGCTGCTGATGCTGCTGCTAAATATAATTGGATGTATGAAACTCCAACAACTGAAGGACTTCCACAACAAAAACCACAATAAACTTTTTAAAACTTTTTTCTAAAAAGTTTTAAAAAGTATATTTGTTAATAGTAATGAATAAACTATATATTTTAGATTTTCTTATTTCTAGTGTATTAGCTGGCATTAATATTAAGTATACTAAAATAAAAGATTATAAAATACTTGTTGGTATTATATGGTCTATTTTTATAATAAGCTCTCTATTTTTAAATAATAGCTTAACAGTATATTTTATTTCATCCATAATTATAGGTTTTAGTAGTCTTGCTATTTATATTATATTAAAAATACCTATAAAAAAAAATATATCTATTATCTTTTGGATCTTATATTTTATATCAGCATTAGTTATAACATTTATTGTTGCAAGTAAAAAGATGTTTTTTGCAAATGTATACAATGAACCTCTTATGGGTTCAAAAGGTGATGACGGTACTATTGGTACTAAAGGTGAGTCATATTATTTAAAAACCTACCCTGAAAAATGCTATAATGACCTTGTTTTAACTGTTGAAGATTATTTAGTTCAAAATATGAAAATTAATGATATTGATTATGATTCCTATGAATACCAACTTAAAAATCTCTATTTCAAACAATTACTCAAAAGAGTTAGTTTATCACAAGAATTTAATCACTATGTTTTCTTTGGTTTTGAAGATACCGAAGATACAAAAGATACCGATATGACAGGTGTTCCTACAAAAAAATATAGTAGTAATATTTGTCATTATAGCGGTATAACTAGTGAAGTCGGACCAAATTACGGTAGAACATATGGTGATACCGATGAACAATGCCAAGATGATAAAGATGATAAAGATGATATTAATTATGATTATAATCAAACACGTCGTAATGTACGTGCTGAAAATAATTACAATAAAATAATGACAGAGTTAAAAAAAGTTGTTATTAAATGGTGTAAATTTATACTATTTAATAACGATAACGAAGATAATAATTTAAAAGAAAAATTAGGTTATGATATCACTGCTGATATAAATAATATAGTACCAACTACATTATTTAATAATGATAAAATACATGAAAATATTGATAATAATTTGAGAGAAGATATGCGATATAATAATAAAACTGGACGCAAATTTTTTGATGACTATTTTTTAACACCTAAATATTTTGAAGAACATCTAATAATAAAAAATAATGTTAGAAAAATACGCGATACAGAAAATAACTATAATCCATTTACTAAAATTGAAGACGAAGAACTTGTATTAGATAGTAAATATAGTGGTTCTAATAATTTAAGAAACCCGTTTAATTGGGGTAAATCAAATGACGCTGAAAAATGTGGTAAATAAATAATTATTTTTATTTTAATAAAATATTTAATATATTTAATGGTTAGAAATTTATATTTAGCAATAATAATATTATTTGTTATTGGATTCCTTTATATTATTAAAGAAGCGCGGCATAATATTACTATAGCTCTCATATATTTAGTAATACTTACAATAACAATGGGGGTTCTAACAGGATTTGTATTTATAGCAGATTATACTATTTCAAGTGATATATTAAGTCAATATAATTTAACACCTAAAAGTGTAAAGATATTACTATACACACTTCTTATTATTACGTATATTACTATTATTCAAATTCCAGTAAAAAAATTGTACAATAAAGATATAGAATTAATAGCACCACCACCTGGTGAAAAAGGAAAACGGGGTAACCGAGGTAAGCAAGGAGACGCTGGATATTGTAATAAATGTGGAACTGGTGGAGATATGTGTTATAAAAAAATATTATACAATATTACACTAACTTACAACTGGTGGAGAAAAAATGTTAAAAAAATACCGTTACTACCTGATTCCTATATAATTAAAAATGAATATCTTAAATCTAAAATAAAAAATCATTGTAGTTCAGATGAATTTTCTAAAATTTTGAAAAAATTTGGGTCAAATAATGACGAAAATACAGGTGCATATGATTACATGTTCAGAATGTGGACTATTTGGATTTTAATAATTCTTAAATATGATAAAGGAAAAATGTTTTTAGAATCAGAACAATTAACCGAAGCTGATTTTGTTAATATGATAGCTGAAGATGTTGTAATTAAAAATAAACTAGGTTGGAATGCTATGTTTTCAGGAGATGGAACTAATGTTTCTATTAAAAAAGAGCTTAATAATGATAGAGAAAGTGATACTTATGGTGAATTTGAATTAAAACCTATTGGCTTAAATTTAAAAAAAGATGAAAACCAGTTTTTTTATATAAACGGTGTTCCTGATTCAAATAAATCACCATTTGATGAAATTGAAAAATATAGTGCGTGGTATTGGGGTAGTAAATCTAATTCAAAACCAATTGTTGAAATTAGAACAGGCTTTGATAATGAAGATAGTAATGTTGAATTATGTAAGACATGTAGTAATGGATGTAAAGAATTTAAATGGGATCATGAAAAACTTAAAATTAAAATAAAAAAAACAAATGCTTTCTACACTTTATTTTCAACAGATAATGCAGGTCAACACAAAAACACAGACACAGACACATATACTCCATTTCAGCCATTTGGTTCTGCTAAAGTTACATTTTTAAGACCCTATGAATATACAGATAATGATGAACATCCTAAATTTAGGAATTATAAACCTGTAGGAGATGTATTAATTAATTCTAGTGAACTAAATAATAAAAATAGTGGAACATGTGAACCAAATAATTTAAAATATACGCGAGAAAACAAAAAAAAAATAGTGAATGAAGGCATTTCATCCATATTAGTTTCGGGTGATGTCGTTCATCCTATAGGTTTTACAAATGTATATAGTTCTATTAATAGAAACGGAATAAATAAACATATAACTGCTTTTACTGTTTGGAAACCTATTTCACCTGATGACACTAAATATGTTGCTTTAGGATACGTTATAGATACTACACCATATGATACTGAACCAATAGAACCAAGCACCGATATTATGGTATGTGTTCCTAAAGATATGGCTAAATCTATAACTGGATATGAAATATGGAATTCTGGGACTGAAAAATTAGATGGTTCAACTGCTGAAGATACAATTGGATTAGAGAAATATAATGATAATACTGATTTACAATTAAATACATTTAGAGAAAAAGGGGATAATGTTAAGTTATCTATTAATCCTAACACAGATTTAGTATGTACTGAATATGATATGTATAAAGATGATAAAAATGTTTCTATACAAGAGATTAAAAATGAATGCACTATAAATGATACTCAATCAACCTGTGAAGCTAATCCTAAATGTGCTTTTGATCCAACAAAGGATAATAAATGTAATTATAAAGACACCAATATTAAAGATTTATTAAATTACAGTATTTTAAAAATCTATAAATAATTTATCTTTCCTTATTTTAATGAACGTACCAATTAAAATATATTCCTACGCTATAATTATCTCTACATTAATAATACTTGCAATAAGTGTTTATTTATATTTATTACCAAGTACAACCGCTTTTGAAAAAACCTTTATAATTTGGTTTACAATTATTCTTGAACTAAATTTAATCCATCTCTATTATATATTACATTTCTATCATTCAAATATAACTAAAAAAGGTGCAAAAGGTCCTAAAGGTGAAGTTGGACCACGTGGGTTTAAAGGATATAGTGAAAAATGTATTTCATGTGGTGGTGCAGGAAAGAATATAGTAAAATATGGAGGAATTATAAATGATAAAGGTGAACAAGATACTAATGCTAAACGTGGTAAATGTCAATTTCCATTTATCCATAACTATAAATATGAGTTTGATAGTTGCATTAAATCTGGTCCACCACCCGATGAAGAAGATAATGAAACCTTTAATGCTAATATTCATGGATGGTGTGCTACTGAAACCGATAGTAAAAATAAAGTTATAGAATATGGTTATTGCAATGAAAATGCAAGTATTCAAGATAAAATGTCAAAAGAAAAAGCTTATAATGATGCACGAGAAAAATATATTAGTGAAAATTATGGAATTTTAGATGTTGATATTGTTGAAGGTAATACAGAAAAAGAAGCAATTAAAAAATGCGATCTTAAAGTGTCAAATTATTCTATATTAAAGAATAAGGACGGTGGCAATCAAGATTTAAATGAAGGAATTGGAGGTAAATTCTTATATTTATGTAGTAAAACAGGGTTTGGTTCTAATGGTATAAGTAATTTATATGTTAAAGAAGGGGAGAAAGATAAAGATGGAAACTATCTTGATCCAGGCAATAAAATAATTGAAGACGATTTAGATTATATGATAGTGGATTCTAAAATTGATTTAAATGAAGATGCTCCTTCAGCTAATGTGCCATTGTATATGTACAAACAGCGAACAAATGAAGATTTTATTAAAGAATTAAAAATATTCAAAGGCACAGACTTTGAAAATTGTAAAAAAGCTTTTGGAGACGGCTGGGAACCCATTAGTGGTAACTCTGATTTAAATGATGTTAATGGTGAGGTTACTGATAGTGCTATGAATAAAAAGCATTCATTAATATTATGCGCTAATAAAACTATAAAAGTAAATAATATAGATAATGCATTTACTTATAAAGGTAAATTATACATTTTTAGAGGTGATCAATTCTATAAAATGACTAAAGAACCTATTCAAAGTGTGATTAAATCTGAAGAAGGTTACCCTAAACATATTAGCGAACGATGGTTTTCTGGTGATGATTGTTCAAGATTTAGTGGCAAAGAATGTAATGATCATATCAAATGTCATTGGAATTCTGAAGCTGATTCTAGTTCCATTTCAGAATCTAAAGGATTATGTGAAAGTATAACCTATAATGCGGCATTTACTTATGGTCATGATAGTAAAACATATTTCTTCAATGGTGGAAATGTGTTTAAGTACAATGATAAACAGATGAAAATAGAAGATGGATATCCTAAACCTATAAATGATGTGTTTAAAGGTGTCCCAACAAATATTGATGCGGTTTTTACATGGCCTAAAGATGGAAAAACATATTTCTTTAAAGGAAAACAATACTATAAATACAATGATAAAAAACAGGAAATAGAATCTGGTTATCCACGCCCAACTCAAAATCGTTGGAAAGGCTTTCCATCACATATAGACGCTATATTTACACTTGATATATCATTAGAAAGTAAACCTGACACACATCCTACATATGTAATAAGTAATGGTCAAAGTTATTATATGGATTCAATAACAGATGAACTTAAAGACGAAAATAAAAAACCAATAGAAGAACGCTTTAAAATGTTTGATATAAAAAAAGAAAACAGTGCTGCAACAACTGTGGTTGGAACAACATCTGCTGCTTAAGTGTAATTATCTTAAGCGTAAGTTGTATAACGAATTTAAATACATAATGGTGCTTTAGACAATAATACTAAATCATTTACATTGTATATTTTTCTTATATTTGATTCCGAAACAGGTCTATTTGTTTGTTTAGTTGGTTTTACTAAGTCATATGAATTAATAGAAAACATAACTTCTACTTCATTATTTTCTAATTTATCTATTACAACCGCCATCCATTTAACGTGGCTTCCTTCTATACTAAAATCTACATTTTGAAAATGTATATCTGTACCATCAGTTTGTTTTTCATCAGATTCAATATATTTTCTATTATTAATATTAGTAGAGTCTTGAAACCCTAATTTAGCTAATACTTTAGTGCCAATTTTAATATCATCGTATGATGGAGCATAATCTAATATAATATCATTACTATATTTAAAAATATCAATATTATAATTTGTTAAATTTTTAACTCTTGTTTTGTCAAATATTATTTTAAATTTATTACTATCTTTAGATTTACCTATTATTCCCTTAATAAACATATGATAATTCTCTTTATCATAGGTCTCTCCTAATAAATTATCAACAGGAAATTCAGGAGGTGTGAAATGTCGTGATGGATCAAAACCTATAGTTCTATATTGGTCTTCCGAATACACATACAAGTATACTTCTTTGTAATAATCTATACAATAATTACGAGGACGAATATTATTTGTGAATTTTTGTCTAAAACCGCGCGAACATTTAAAATCATTATTGTTTTTTAATGTTCGGCAATATTCCGATATTTCTTTCTTTTCTTTATCATTTTCAAAATGAGTATAATCACTATCAACAACACTATTTTCTACACATAATACCTTTGATGGGTATTGACATTCTCTACAACTACCTTCAACATTAAGCAACTCTACCATATAATTTCTTAAAATATTATGTCCGTCACCTTTTACCTCGCTATCTATTATTTTGTTACCATTTATTATAGCAATTCCGCGAGGATAATTATCTTTGTTTTCATCATATACATCTTTAGCATCGTCATATGAACAATATTCTTCGTGTCTATGGTCTAAACCACTACTTAAAAATACCACATAAAATGATAAATCTTTACATATTTCCATAGAACCTATTTTTTTCATTTGTTCTTCGGCTTCTTCTCTATTACATTTATCGATTGATGCAACTTTACCATTCCATTTTGATATAACACTGAACTTTTTATCACCACATTCTTCTAATCGCAATCCATCTTCGGGGGTGTGTGTTAAACATGCATTAGGATCATATTCTGTATTAGTTAAAACGCGTATATTATTATCAACAAATTCGAATTTTTGATTTTTACTAGCATCATTTACACATGTATCTAAAAATAAATAATTATTTTCATCATTTGGATTAACACTTATATTAGATTTTGGGTCTCCATCATAGGTTAAACAGGCCTCAGGATTACCTTCTAATCTAACAGTATTATCTTCATAAATATTCCAATTTGTTCCAAAATAATCACGACTTTTACATGATTCAAATCTAATCTTTGGATTATCTACTACGTCTATGTTTGTTTTTGTACTAGTATCTAAATTTGTAGATACACTATCATAAAAGGACGACCAATATGGTTGAGGGAGCGCCATACACATTTTACTACCATTCTCACTTGGTGTATAACTTAATAGCTTACCATTACTATTTTCTAATTTCATTAGATAATCGTATACATCATTTCCACCACGTTCAACGATTGAATCAAACGCTATTTTAAATAGTGTAGATTCCTTTTCTTGTTTAGACGATAAATTAGAATCTAAAAACAATCTATCAAAATAATCTTTATCTTCGGTAATAAAATCATACATTTTAAATTCTACTTTATTAGGAATTAATACACCTGTTTCAGCTTTATTTAATTTAACAAATGGATATGGTTTCACGTAATCATGATTTGTAATATTCCAAAGCGATAATTGTGACGTTTCATTATAATATATGGGAGTTCCGTATGGATCATTTGTATCTGGTTTATCTTGTATAGATGTATCTGGTTTAATATCTCTAATATACTCTTCTTTAATATAATCAACAGATATACATACGACATCATTAATAGACGGTTTTTTGTACCCTTTTACAAATAAGCATCCCATATCCATAAAACCATCATTTGGTATGGGTTTCCAAATAGACATTTCACCATTTGCTTTTTTATCATCATCTTCGTTCTCATTATCCCATACTAATTCATAGTCGCGTGGTTTATCGGTTGCACCTGAAAAAAGTTGTGTGGAGAAATTTTGTTCTGGTTTTAATATATCGCTTGAGGCTTCTATTACTTTACGTGTAGGACGTTTTTTTGAAACACATTTATCACCATCCGCTTCATAATCTTCTGTACAATCTTCATAACAATTAATATTATTATCATCATTAGCATCATTACTATATCCTGTTGGACATACAACCCTATTATCGGGTAATGTAGGACCTGTAACTGTAGGACCTGTATAAACTGGACGAGTTTGTGTTTCATATGTAGGTAAAGCATCAAACCCATCAGTATTTCCTGAATTACCAACAGTTATTTTATCCATCCTATCTTCTTCTACTACTATATCACCTACAGGTAAAAATCCACTATTACTATTAAATTTAGGTTTCAATACAACAACGTTTGATTCATTATCCGAAGTCAAACGGAACTTAATTTCATAGTCCTTAACTTCTCTAACA